ACCATGCAGCCTGGTGAAGGCCCACATTCGATAAAGCCTTCTTTCTCCCAGTTATCAAAATAGAGGTTGTCCGGATACTGGCTTTCCCACCAGGGATAATCGACCCGGAAGTCGTTAAGCGTCACACCTTGTGTAGCGTGCCAGTCCATAACCAAACCCCAGCAGTCATGCGAGCCGAGGATAAATGGACGCCCAATAAGAGGAATGTCGTCTGGTGAAATTTCGGCGTATTCATCACTGCCTGGAGCGTAAATGCCCCATACAACGCCTGAGTTATTGCACTGCTGTCTGTCGAGGTCTGACGGAATTGGCCTGGCCCCATCGCCGGGGTGTGAGTGGATAACACGGATGATCGTGCCTGTATCCTCAGCATTAGCCCAGCACTCCCCATCAATGCGGAAATGCTCTGTAGGGTTTTCATGGCTGTTTAATACAGAGACATAGCGCTGGCGTCGACCAGACTGAATTACAAAGCCACAGCACTCGCGTGGGGATTCCTCCAGCGCATGCGCCCGGATAGCTGTCATTATCGTTTTGTTCATGATGAAACCTGATTAGCGGAGGAACAGCACCGTGCTTGGGAAGCCACCGAAATCGAGAATGGCTGTATTGGGTTCGGGAAGGCTAGCACCGAAACGCTTTCGGCAATCGCTCAGACATCCGCCACATGCGTCCAGTGCAGGATCAGCAACCTGGTTACCCTTGGCGTCGAAATATGTAGTGCCGTTATAGGTGCAGCCATCGCCGCTACGGTACTGACCGCGCATTGACCATTCACACAGTGAAGTAATTTGACGGGATGGAATGACCTGTCCCTGTAAGTCTGCCGGACTGCTTAGCGCCCACGTAACCACTTCATCGTCTTCCGAGCTTTTCATATCCAGCCAGAACGTTTGAAGCGAGAGCATCGTGGGGTCGGCGGTCGGGTTAACGCCACCAGGGAAGTTAACTGCATCCAGGTAAACGGCGTAAGTGTCGATAATGCTAACCTTCGCGTTCACCATGTCCTTGAACTGCAGGCAAAGCGCTGTGATATGACCGTCAAGGTTAGACACGCTAAGCTTTGGCTCTGCTGCCTGATCCGTTGAAAGCGCCAGGTCTGCCATCTGGAACGGCCAGAAGTCATAGATTTTGCCATCAAAGACAACTGGCTTGGGCCCCAACTTGCTTTCGTCACCATTGGCGGCGTCAATCTCAGCCGGTGTATGCGGAAATGGAGCGTAGTGGAAGCGATGTATGCCACCATTGAATTCCGATGCGTCCACCTCGATCAATCGCACCCTGCCACCGGGTGCCAGTTTTGCGGCTTCATCGACCAGCGCCATCAGGCATATACCCCGTAGGCTCGTTTGATAGTGAATGAGAGCTCAGAGAATTTGCTGCTAATCTGATTCTTGCGCACTGAATCAGCAACGACGCGATACAGCCCTTTATCTTCGCCAGGCGGAGTGATGATGAACGCCTTGACGGTATGGCCCAGCAAGAAGGCGCGAATGCTATTAACTTCCGTCTCAGCACCGACGTGCTTCATTGGCACCTGGATAGCCGTGGAGTTAATACCGTTCTCGGCGACCTGCTCATAACCATCGCCGAACTGCGCCGATCGCACCGTCTGGCTGTACTCAATAGCGCCCGCACCGAGCTGCGAATGCCATTTGTAGGTTTCTACTGCCATATTTACTCCATAAAAAAACCCCACCGAAGTGAGGTTCTAATTATTGACAGACATTAAAAATGAAGAAAACTTCTCAAAACGAATATTGGTTTTAAAAAATATCAACCCATAAGCCATTTTCACGCTGTCGAACCATTATTCCGAATTTAATTGCTAGGTCGTCAAGGATGTTTGAAATGATTTCCATTTCGGCCAATGATTCCCAGCAACCATAATTTTTAAAAATATGGTCGCAATCATCATTCAGTCGTTCAATGAATGGAATTAACCACTCAGTGGGCTCTGACTTTAATAATGCATTGATATCACAATCCAAACCTTTACCAGCACAATCACCTAGGTAATAGGCTGCAAGTTTCAATAGATTTGATATGTATGAATAAGCTTCATTGAACACTCTATCCACATCTTGATGGAAACTGTAATCCCACTTAGATTTTTCAATGTGTTGTCTAAATTGTGAAGCCTCGGTTTTAAAGGTCTCTGCGTACATTGCGAGATTGTCGAAGCCTATACTTGCCGACAGTCTGGTAGCGCAATACTCATCAACAACAGCTAACCAACACTCCCCTCGTAGTAATTCATGACGGTCACTATATGTATGAGATAAAATTCTTTTAGGGAAAGATTTATCAAAGGCTGCGCAATTAGAAACATGTGCGCATTCATGAGCAATTATTCCAAGTGCGGACTGAAAGGACTCGTCTAAACAATCAGTCAATATTATCCCCTCAATGAAACTAGCGTTTAGTACTATATGACTTTTTACCTTATCATTTCGAAAAACCATAGGTGTCATAGCAACACCAACCACAGCCCCTGATGTTGGCTTTAATTTGGTCTTTGTTTTAATACCTCTATCGAGGTTAAGTAATGCACTTTCGTAATCATAACTGACAGTAACTCCATCCAGGTTGCTTAAATCAAGGTGATTTGATAACGCACGAATCACACTCCCAATAACATTCCCTACGAGAGTGGCGTCTTCAGCTTCGCGATAACCAGTTAAATTTAGGCTAAAATTACCTAGCCCTTGGTTAGTTACATTTTCCATACTATTCCCTTGGCCTATTTTCAATATGACCATATCCTAGCAGGAAATGGACGCTAGAAGGCCCCAGACCATACTGAGGCTCGGTATGTTTAAGCAAGCAAGTGAGTCACTTTGGCAGCTAGCTCTTGCTTCGTGAGCACCATCATTCCATTGCGCTTGGCGAGTTCTACAAAGTCATTAAGGGTTAGCGCTATTTGGTCTTCTCGTAATGGTATCGAACTGATAACTGAACCTCGCTCATCAAGGTAAAGCATTATTCGGCTTGGCTGGCGTGCTGGCGCTACCTGCGGAACTGGCGTGAATATGGGGTCTTTTGGTAGATATTCACCTTCAAGCACCAGTCTGTGAACATATTCCACTGCCAGCGGTAGCTGCTCAAGCGTCAGATCTTCAATGCTATCAACTTTGAATTGCTGGTGAATCATTGCGTACGCATCCGGATAAAGCAGATGCTTTTTACTTACCAACATGTTTACCGCATCACGTAATGGCGTACGTTCATCAGAAGTCGTTTTAGCTTTTGTCTCTTTGAACTTGCGGGGATTAGTTACCTGCCCTTTAGTCCAGTATTCGTAGAGAACATCGTCACACTCTTCCTGATACTGAATGACGCGCTCACGAATCTCAGGGCGAACTTTGTTGGGGCTGATGGTGCGAAGCCAGCCAGCTAACTTCCTTAATGGAAGGCAAAGCATTTTTCGCAATCTTCCATCCTCTGCAACCATTTCGATTTCCGAAACAGTTGATACAAAGCTTTGTTTTAGCTTAACAAATTGAGCAGCCCATACCATCCCCATACCTTCTACAATGGGCTTCATTGGGGTATATGGCTCGCCATTGTGATTCACAACGAACAACTCTGAACCATGAAATGGAACCGTGATAGTGCAACCTGCTGGGTTAATTGCTAAATTAGTCATGTTGGTTTTCTCTAGAGGTTAACCGGCAAATTGAGGCCCTGACTATTGCAAGTAGTTAGGGCTTCGTCTTTTATGGTAGCCAATGGCTACTACAGTTGAAAATGTAATAGCATTTGGCTACCATGTCCAGCACTACTTCAAGAGGTGTTGAACATGACGAGACGCGATCCACAGATTAATGTCCGGTTGCCACAAGAACTCAAAGAGAAGCTTCATCTGCTTGCCGAAAAGAACAAGCGGTCTGTTAATGCAGAAGTTGTAGCTGCTATAGAATTAGCGCTCAGTGTTTATGGTGGTCGTGATGCGGTTGTCAGTGAGGCATCAAAAACGATTGAGGGCCTCGGTTACTCGATTAAGATGATGAGACCCAAGGAGATAGATAATTTTCTACATATAGTTGCAAAATCTGCCGCTGAGACGGCAATAAAGGAACTGATTAAAATGAACCCTGACATCTCCATTAATGAAAAGAAGC